GTCGTCCGCAGGGCTGAACCCGCGGGCTCGGGCCGCGTCAATCATCGCCTGCTTCGGTGCATTGCCCTTGCCGGTGGCGTGGCGTTTGATCGTGCCCACAGGCACGCCCTGATAAGGCACGCCGCGCAGCTCGGCCCATGCGGTCAGGGTCGCCATCAGGCCTCCATAGACATGGGCCGCGTCGGTGCCGGCATGGCGCCGGACCTCCTCGAACCAGATCGTCTCCACCGGGCCCGACAGCCGATCGATTTCGGTCAGCCAGTTGGTGAAGCGCAGGTAGCGCATGCCGCCACCGTCGAAGCGGCCGGGCCGGAAGCTGGCTGTACCGCTGGTGATCAGCCCGGTGTGATCGCGCAGCGCCCAACCGGTTGCTGTGCCGAGATCAAGCGCGAGGGTTGCCATGAGCCGGGAGGATGCGCCCGACAATGGGGGCTTTGCCTGGTGCTCGGTCAGAGTCAGAGTCGTCAACGCCATGATGGGTCTCCGTTGAGTAAGGGGGGATTCGTTTTTGGTGGAGGGCGACGGTGGCGTTGTGCTTGGCGGTACGGGCCATCGTCGTCCGACTGATCCGCCCTCAGGGGGGAGCGCGCGGATATCCCATACGGATGGGGAAAGGGGCCAAACCTGCGGGTTGGCCTCCCCATACGTAGTATGGGGGTTTGACACCTAACTGTTCCGAGAGAGACAAGGTGCTGATTTCATTCAGAAATAAGACTTCATGAAGTCTTCGGGTATGAGTTAGGGACCTAACACTTATTTTCCCGCAACCTATTGATTTCATTGAGTGCGCTGTTGGTGAAGACATATGTGTTAGGCCTCACTCATATGAGTTAGGTCGCCTTCAACCCCGTCCGGGTAGACCCAGAAGGCTGGGTTTTCGACCTGAAGGCTGTGCCCGGATTGGGGGCATTTGAAGTGGCTGGGCTGGACTGGCCGGGTCGTTGTCGTGACTTCGCCAGTGGTTGGATCGACCTCATCCACGGGTGCGCCAAACTGCATGCCTTCGACGCAGAGATAGCCAAACCGGGACCGGGTGATTGGGAAGCCGAACTCCGAGGGATCGCGTAGAAATTTCACGAACCCCTTGGTGGAGAGGACGCTGAGGCGCTCTCGGATGGTATGCTTGCTGCCTAGACCGCCCCGGTTCTCGAAGGTCTCGGAAAACTGCATTGCGGTGTAAAGCCGCTCGCCCGCTGCCTCGTCCAGCAACATTCCCAGAATTACGTCATGCTTGCGCAGCCGTTCGGCATCGAGCCTTGCGCCCACTTCCTTGCGCACCAGGCGCTCGCTCATCGGGTTCATCTCAACCCAGCGGCCACCTACCTTGTCGATCAGCTTTCCCGCCAGCGCCGGGCCGTTTCGCAACTCGATCTCCAGCCTGCGTTCGCTTTGGTCTTCATCGGGGCGATGCATGAGCAGCCCCGAGGTGTAGAAACCGCGCAGTGCGCTGGCCCCGGACAAGGCCAGAAACGGATCGTCCTTCACTTGCTGCTTGCCGAGCTTCTTTGTGTGGTGGGCCAGGATCACGCCGCAGTCGGGATTGATGACATCGCGCAGAACCTCGACCCGGTCCTTGAGAAAGAACATCATGGCGTCGTTATCGTTCTCGCCGCCGCCGCCAGGGCCACCGTCAAAGAGGTTGCGGATCGGGTCGACACAAAGAATGTCGGGCGGTGCATCCGGGAACGCCGCGCGCACTGCCTCGATGACCTTTGCGATGCCAGCCTCATTCAGCAACAGCTTCAGCTTGGGCGTCGCGACAAAGGTTTCGCGGGCAGCGGCGGTGACCTCCAGAGGCAGCGCGATCTGCTGAAGGCGTTCGCGCAGATAATGATACTGGATTTCCGCCTGCAGGTAGAACACCCGCAACTGTCGTGGCGGGGTAAAGCCGAGGAACGGGATCCCGGCTGCCATGTGCACGAGCCAGGAGATCAGGAAATCGCTTTTACCGACCTTTGGGGCCCCGCCGAGCACCAACATGCCACCGGGGGTGAGCACCCTTGGCGCAATGATATCCTTCGGCATGGGGGATCGGTCGTCGAGCAAAGCACCCAGCGTGAATGACGACATCGGCCCCGGCTGGTTTTGTGTTGCGGCGGTTGTCTCAAGGCGGATCAGCGGCGGGCCGTTCTTCTCGATATGCTTGGCCCAGAGTCGTTCGGATTCCGCCTTAAGGCGATCCTCCGGCCAGCTCGGACGGAGGACAGCTGCATTGTAACCCCGGATCGCCTCCCATCCTTCATCTGGCGACATCCTGCCATCATGGACCATGCGCAGGAAATGACCGATGGCGACGCTGGCCCCGGTGAAGCGGCTCCAGTCATCCTGATCGCCTTCGCGCACCGGCGTTGTCAGCACCGCGTCCAGCGTCGGCTTGCCTTGGGCGGCAGTTGTGTTGCTGGCCATGCCAACGCCCGACATGGGCGGCATCTCCGCTACCTTGTCTCCGAACTCCTCAAGATCGACCTCAATGGGGTGGTGTTCGCGGATCTGCACAAGGCGCTGATGGCCATGCTTATGATGAACTGATCCCGCCACCCGGATCGGCTGATGGGCGGAGCGGAAATGCGTGTCACCGCCAACCTTGAGAGCGATCTCCCCCCGCAGGCGGCAAAGCTCAGCCAGTGCAGTTCCTTCGGCGGGTTCGGTCATCCGCCACCAGACATGCAGCTTGTTGGCCCCTTCAGAGGTGCGCCCACCGCTCTCGATGATCAGAGTGGGCTGACCTAGGTGGTGCAGCAGATGATCGAGTTTGGCGGAAATATCGCCGGCGTCGAGATCGACGACAAGCGCCTGCATCTGCAGCACATCGGCGGATTTGGCCTGTCCAGCTCCAGCGACCGAGCCGGGGATTACATAGACGGCTGCCCCTTCACGCCATGCCCAATTGGCGAAGGTCGCGAGCTTGGTTGGCGCTGTGGCGTCAGCGTCGATCCAGATGTTGTGTGGTCGGCCCTCTTTACCCTGTCCCATATCGACAAAGCCCCGGACCGGGATCTGGCCCTCACAATAGCCGAACACGACGTCAATGAAGGTTTTGATCTGGACGGGATCGGGCTCGACATCGAACGGATCCTCGAACGAGGGTGCGTCGTTGAAATCTTGCCAGGGACTGAAGTGGATGATGTTCTCGTCGCTCACACCGCAAGCCCCCAGCAGCGCATCGCCCATGGGCAGAAACGGCATTCGAAGAAATCCTGGTTGGTCGCAACGCGCGGCAGCAACTCGCCTGCGTCCGTCGCCTGCAGGATCCGGACGCCACGATCGGACATGCGCTGCGCCAAGTCGGCATCAAAGGGCACCAACTCGTGGTGCATCTCTGCCGTGTCCTTGTTGATCGCGGTGAACACGGCGGGCGCGGCGCTGATGCCGGGCACGGTTGCCTCCATGTACGCCTGATAGACAGCGATCTGCGCGGCATAGACGGGCTTTGATTGGGTCACGCCCTCCTTGACGCAGGCGCGCCAGTTCTTGGCGTTCATCGTCTTGCATTCCCAGAGCGCGGGAACGACCAGTCCAAGCTCTTGTGGCCCTGCGGCAATGATCCCGTCGACATGACCGCGGATGCGCCCACCAGCGACAGAGAAGCCGAACTGGCCACCATCGGGGCGATTGCCCTTGCGGGTATAGAGATCGAAGCCCGCGCCGCGCAGCCAGGCGACCGCCAGATCCTCAAGCGAATGGCCGATGGCGAAGATGCGAAGGAGTTGGCCGCTGAAATCTTGGCCGTCGTCCTTCAGCGCATGGGCGAACTCGAACTGCAAGGCGCGTTCGCAGGCGTGGCCGAGACGCGAGCCGCCGAGATAATCGCGCGGGGTGCGTGTGGCATTGTCAGTAGTCAGGGCTGCGTCGACAGCGGCGTTCACTTTCTCGGCGAAGCTGGGCCTGTGATTGTAATCCAGCGTCAAAACGGCACCTCCGGGCTTTTCGTCTTTGCGATGTCGGCCATCGCCTCGCGAAAGCCCTCGACGGCTTCCTCAATGACGGCGCGGACTTGGGGCTCCGACAAATCGGCAAAGCGGGTTTGCCAGCCGATCTCGTCCATCAGCAGCGCCAGCCGCTTCATGGTGGCAGTGACGGCGGCACGTTCCTCGTCGGTCAGATCAACCATGGCTGAGGACCCCCGAGCCAATTGCCACCAGTAGTTTTGGCAGGGTATCGAGCAGAACCAGACCGATGGCCGGCGATGCTTCGATCGCACCGGATCCGACCAGCCGAAGCCATGCGTCGGAGAACGGCAGACCGCGCAAAGCTGAAATCGCGGATGCCAGAGCGTCCGGCGCTGATCTGCGGAAAGGGAAATGTTGATTGTCATGGGTCATGCGGCCCTCCGCTGATCAGGGGCGACACTCATGACGAGGTGACGGATCGCCCGCTTGTTGAAGGTGAAAGTCATCAGCGCCGAGGCGTGATAGCGTGTCAGGCCATAGTCCTGCCGATAGGCGGGCGGCAGGTATTGCAGCTGCTTGTCCGTGGCGGCCTGTTTCAGCCAGCCGCGCGTTTTGAAGGCGCTTTCGTCGGTCTCGACCTCGTTCAGCCAATCATCGGCCTGCGCGAGGCAGACGGTGCGTTCGCCGATGCCCAGCAAACGTGGGCTCTGCCCTTTCGCGCCGCCGACCGCATGCCAGCGGCCCTCCAGAAAGAAGATGCCGCCCCAGGCGTTGAACCCATTGGCCATCAGCGCATCATCGGCCCCGAAAAGATCGATCCAGGCGAAGCTAGATCGTTTCAGGAGGTCGATCTCCGTCATGATGAAGCCGGTCAACACGGCGCGGCTCGGCGCATCGGCCTCGCCGTCGTCATCAGCGCCAAGAACCTCGCCGCAGAGCGGGCATTCGAAACAGGCCAGAGGAATGTCAGCCCCACAGGCCGGGCACGCCTTGGTCGGGGCCTCGCCAGTCTCAGTCTTGCCGTCGAGATCGACGTCCTGCTCCAGAGTGCCGTGGATCAGACTCGAGGTCCCAAAATCCAGCACGACGCAGTCGGTCTTGATGACGCCGGGGTGTTCCTCCGGATCGATGGTGCGTAGCCCGCGCCCAACCATCTGGATCATGGTGGATTTGTAGGAACTGGGCCGCAGCAGCACGACGCAGGAGGTCGGCGGGTGATCCCAGCCTTCGGTCAGCACGGCCACGTTGACGATGACGCGGATTTTGCCCACGGCGTAGGCGGCGAGAATGTCGCGCCGCTCATCGCTCGGCAGATCGCCATGGATCATCGCGGCAGGCACATCGGCGGCGTTGAAGGCCTCCGCCACATGCGCGGCATGGGCGACGGTCGAGCAGAAGACGACTGTCTGCCGCCAGGCATTTGCGCCCCCGGCCTCTTGCGCCTTTTCCTTCCAATGCCGGATAACTTCATCGGTGACCGGCGCGCGGTCCATGATCGAGGCCACTTCGCCCATGTCGAAGTCCGCCAGCGTCTTGCGCACCGTGCGCAGCTTGTCCTGCACGCCGACATCGATGACGAAGGTGCGCGGCGGCACCAGATGGCCCGAGGCGATCAATTCACCCAGACGCACCTGATCGGCGACATTGTCGAACACCTCGCGCAGACCCTTCTTGTCCCCGCGGTTCGGTGTGGCAGTGACGCCAAAGATGCGGGCGTCCGGGTTGGCGTTGCGGACATGGTCGATGATGCGGCGATAGCTTGCCGCCACCGCATGGTGCGCTTCGTCGATCACCAGCAGATCAAGCTTCGGCATGGCGGCGAGATTGGCGATCCGCGCCAAGGTTGGCACCATGGCGAAGGTCACCTGACCTGCCCAAGACTTGCCGCTGGCATCGACCACCGAGGTGGTCAGGCCCGGATTGACCCGGGCAAACTTGCCCCGGTTCTGATCGGTCAGCTCATCGCGGTGGGCCAGCACGCAGGCCTTGGCGGCGCTGTCGCCGATCACCTCACCGGTGACCGCCGACAGCATGATCGTCTTGCCAGCACCCGTGGGCGCGATGCCCAGCGTGTTGCCGTGAGCGTCAAGTGCCACAAGACTGCGCTCGACAAAGGTTTTCTGACGGGGGCGCAGCCGCATGATTGCTCCCCCTCACTCAGCCCAGCTGGGACGCCCGGAAAAACCGGGGGTCCCAGGGGTTTGCGGCGTCTGAGGTTGCGGGGCGGGTGCGGTGTAATCCTGAGCCGGGGCGTTCGGCACCGAGGGCTGGCCGTATCCCTGCATCGGGGCTGCCCCGCCATGTCCCATCAGCTGCGCATAATCGCGGTGGCTGGGCGTGACAGCGGAGCGGACCTCGTTCTTATCCTCGCCATTGGTGTCGGAACCGATGTCCATCCGGGCGATGAACTCGATCCCGTCCAACTCAGCAAATCCGCTGATCCGGCGTTTGGCCTGTGCCTGCGGCGACTGGTCCTTGTCGGAAATCCCGCGCGCCGAATTCAGCATGCCCTTGACCAAGCCGCGCCCTGCGTTGCCCCAATCCGGGCCCTTCGGGCTGTAGAGCCCGATCAGCGACCAGATCTTGCGTTTGGCGTAGGACCCCTCGACAACGGTGTATTCGGCGTCGAGATAGACAGCGCCGGTGGCGCCGCGTTTGGCATAGCCGCCGGTCCAACCCTGGCTCGGGTCGTCGAAACCACCCGGGCGGATCGTCAGCCGCACCTTGGCCAGTGTGCCTTTCGGGATAACGGTGCCGTTGCTTTGCGCGGAATTGAAATCGTTCCAGAGTCCGGTCATCGGATTTGTCCTTTCAATTGACATGGGAGGGGTTAGTGGCAGCCTCTGCAGGCGGGTCCTGAACTGCGGCGGCATAGGTCAGACGCGCTGCCGCGGGGCGCACGGGGCCGTGGATCTTGGCCATCAACTGGCCCAGATGCGGCACCTCGATCATATCGAGCCGCCCGGAGCGGTCCTTGGCCGGAAAGCCGAACGGGTTCAGCGTTTGGCAAACGAAAGTGCGCGCGGGCTGGCCATCGGCACTGGCAATCTCGGCCATGGTGATCACCTGATCGACGATCCCGGGCAGTTCCAATCCGGTCTTGGAGCCGTCGATCTGCGGCGAGAACACCTTGCGATTGAAGTCATCCAGCTTTTCGTCGAGGATGCCGACGAACCAGATGTTCTTGCCGCGCGTGTGCTGCAGATGCGTGAGCCAAGCGATCATTTCGCGGCCATGCAGCCCGTAGGCGCCCCGGACATCCGGCTTGCCGGTTTTTTCCGAGAACGCCTCAGGCTGGCCCTTGCACCACTGAAAGCACAGCCGACCGGCGACGGTGATCGAGTCGACGAACAAAGTCTCGTAGCGTTCCAGCACGGCGGGATCGCCGAACTTCTGGCAGACAGCCGCGTGATGTGCGGGGCTATAGGCCTGATCATCGCGCAGCGCCGGGTTCGGGCCACCGATGAACACCGCGAAATCGCGGCAATCCATCCAGGTGCGCGGTCGGATCGTGTCGCCCTGCCAGCCCTCGATGGCGAGATCCCCCGCCTCGAGATCCATGAACAGGGTCGTCGTGGCAGTCAGCGACCACAGCAGGCTGGTCTTGCCGATGCCGGATTTGCCGAAGATGCAGCCCTTGATGCCGCGTGGTTCGGCCAGCCGCTGATCAGCGGTGATGATTGGGAGGCTCATTTCGGGGCCTCCGCCTTCAACGCCGTGGCAACGACGGGGTCCGTACCGACACCACCGGCCTCACGACCGAGCCGGTAAAGCCGTTTGAGCGCCGAGAGACGGTCCAAAACTACCGTGCATTCTTGATCTGCGGCGATGATCGCAAAAGCCAGATCGTCGAGCGTGACCTTTTCGATCGGCATGGCAGCAATAGTGGGGCGCGTTGCATGCTGCGGCGACGAGACCGTTTCGGGAAGGGCAACAAGCCCGTAGTGCGTCTTTTTCAGACGTGCGAGAGCGTTTCCGCAAAACATCAGTTGTCCTCCTGATCAAGGGTGAGGGAGAAGGTCTGGCGACCGGTGCGCAGGGTCCGCGCACCTGCGAAGCCGTCGCGCATTGCGGGCGGCCAGGCGCTGAAGCGCCGTTCCGGCACCGAAAAGGTGATCTCTAGGTAGTCGGTAGGGTTGTCGCCGCTGGCGCGGATCCGCTCCGCCATTGCGGCCAGCGCCACCTGGTCCCATTCGACCCGCTTGGGCGCATCGGCGATCACCGTCACAGGGCCGTCCTGGAAACGAACAGTGCCGCTGTCCTTGTTGGCGGCCAGACGCTCAGTCTGGGCACGGTGTTCGTATTTCTGGATAAGCGCGCCGTTGAACCAATCACGCAGCTGCTTGGCCTTGCGGAAATGTTCTTCGACCTCGGCTTGCAGTGGGGCTAGATCATCCGCGGGCAAGGCGATGATGGCACCGAGGGGTTGCTGGTCCAGGTTATCGAGGGTGATGCGGTTGGGAATGTTCATCATGATCCCCTCAAGCCGCGGGCTTTGACGAGATTTCAGCCGTGCTGTTGCGCAGCTGACTGTCTTCGTAGCCTTCCACGTCTTCCAGGCGGTAAACCACCCGGCCGCCAACCTTCATGAAACGAGGGCCCTCCCCCGTCCAACGCCAGCGCTCCAAGGTGCGCGGGCTGATGTTCAACCGAGCCGCCAGCTCGATCTGGTTCAAATGTCTGATGGTCATCTGGTACTCCTTCGGAACAGATCGTTTCCAAAGGCAAAATCACGCAGATGACGGGAGAAGAGCGACACCCGGACTGGGAGAAGAACAGGGAGAAATTACCCTAGAACTCGAAGGCCCAGAGTCCGTTGGTCGATTTGAGGTGGGGAGAAAGTTGCGCCCATTTCACAGTACCGAAAGTCCGTCGCAACGATCCTGAGCCAGAACCGGCATCTGTCAGCAGCTCTTCCGCTGAGTACTGCTTGTTTGCCCTGAAGCCCTCGACAAGCACCCGAAGGATCTTGATCTGAATGTCGGTTTTGAAACTGATCGGGGCGCCGCCAAGAATGATCAGCCTCTTGCCATCTGGCGACAAGTTCAGGGGTTCTGCCGGATCTGGCAGGTGGGTGCCGTCGAGACGGGCAGCCAAAATGTCAGGATGGACCGCAAGGCCGTCGGCAAAATCAACCACATCGCGGACATCGGCCACCATCTGCCCTGATGTGGCTGGCAGTTTCAAATGGCTGGAGGGTGTCGTGGTCAACAGGATGCGCATTCGCAGCGCAGGACGGGCCCTTGCGGCATCCGCGATCTGGTTGGCGACCACTTCGTTTGACAATCTGCGCGCGAACCAAACCGGCACACGCTCGGCGCGGCGGCCGAGCCGAACATCACCGATCTCCCACAAAAGATTGGGGATCAAGTTGATCGGGCCGAAGCGACTGGCCAGATCGAATTGCGTCGTCAGCCGGGACAGCAGTGCTGGCATTTCAAGCCGATAGAGCGCCGTCTGTTCTGGCCTGACTTTCACCCAGCCCGCGCTCGGGCTGAAATAGCCGTGGGAACCATCTTCCGGTGACCGGATCAGCGGCACTGGCTCATCATCGTGATCAACCATCGAAGTCGTCACCGCATTGCCACCGGCAGGAACCAAAAGTCCTGCGGCGAGGAGCTGCCTCCCCGCCGCAGCATGGTAAGTCTTCAGTACCTGCGTAGAAATCTGCGCGTCAGGCGTATCTGCGATAGTGCTGATCAGGCCTAGCGCCTGATGATCAATCCTCAAAGAGCGGTTGGTCATCGACCAGGATTCCCCAGCGGCGCAAATACTTCTCACCAATCAGCTGTTCCTGCTCTGTCTGGTCCTTGAGATTGCAGCCATGCGGCATTGTCACGGCCAAGGTCAGCGACCGGCCTCGGCGCGCATCACCCTTCGGGTGGAACTTGATCGCCAACTTGGCCTGCGTGATCACCCAGCCGCGCCGCAGCGGGTTGTTGGCACCGAATTCCTCGTCGGCCATATCCCAGATGGTTCCATCCGCTTTGGCCGCATTTTCGAATGTGACCCTCCGGCCCTCGTGATCAATCGGCATCAAGCGCAACTGGCGCACATCGACTCGCTCAATCCCGTCCTCAAGGTCGGTCGGAAAAGCGAAGCGGTCGAGCAGCACCGACAAATCGTATTGCCGCATCGGGACTTTTTCGCTGCTAAACTCTACCCCGAGCAGATATCGGGCCAGAAACTGGGCAAGCTCCGCACGGCTTTCGCGATCATTGGCGACTACCTCAATGACACCCGTCGATGGCTCATAGGTCATCGCCGCTTCGAAAACCGGCCGATAAGCACGGCGGACCAGCTCTCCACCATCATCGAAGGCAAAGTGATCGTCTGGCAGACCTTCACGGTAAACCGTGATCTGAACCAGTTCGCAATCTTCCCCATCAAAGGTCGGCCGAACGCGTTCGAAGATGTCGACATGCACGTTGTTTGACGCGAAGCGCGCTCGCAGTGCTGCCCTGAAGGCGTCGACCGAAATCGGATCCCGCCGCACTGCGCAATCGACATCACAAATGAAACCATCCCAGCTGCGGCCACGACGGCGTTCATCCGTGAAACGGACCTCCTCGGCGTGACGGAACTGCACGCGTTGGTGCAGGAACATCCAGAGCGCCCGGTCGTGGCCGTTCGCAAGTCCATCGAGGACGGCCCGGTCATCGATCACGCTATAGATGGCCACTTGCCCTGCATCGTCTGACATCGATCCGACACGGTCTGCATCGTTGACGACGCGGCCGCGTGCCTCGTCGTCCATATCATCCACTGCCTGAAGCAGCGGACGAACCACATCAGGCTCGGGGGCATCCCAATCCAGCGCCGTCGGCAGCTCGATCCCGGAGGTGTTAAAGTATGCCCGAAGCGACGCTGTGGGCGTGTTGCGGATGAAGCTGGTGATCGACGCCATCTGGATGCACCCCTCAGCCTTTGATCTTACGGGGGTCGTTGCCGTGCGAGTCCGACTGCGCGATCCGACCATCCTGGTTGTGGATCTTGAACTCGGTCCCTGCATTGCGGCTGATCTCGCGACCACGATCTACCGCATCCCGCTTGGTATCGAAGTGCCCGCTGGCGCGCTCAGCCCCACCGCGACGGACATCCCAGCCGCCGCCACTATTCGGCACCACATGATGCGTGCCCGGTTCCTTACCTTTAGCCATATCGATCTCCAATGTTGTGTAATGACGAGAATCAAAGTTCGTGAGAGCGAACCTGCGCAAAATATAGGGATTGCGCGTATGGCGTGTCAAGGACTAGATGTATGGTAAGAACGAACCACAGTGCAAAGGAGGATTGCGGTGCCAACACCATTGGGCGAGCGCGTGCGCGAACTCAGACTGAAGCGCGGACTAACCTTGGAAGGCCTCGCTGAGCGAGTCGGATCCAGCAAAAGTTACATGTGGGAGATCGAGAACAAGGAAGTCACGCGGCCATCGGCTGAAAAGCTTAGCCAGATCGCCTTGGCTCTCGATACGACAACCGAATATCTGCTGGCCGGCGACGGGGCCAATGAAGAAGATGCCGACGACCTGGTATTTTTTCGGAAATACAAAGGGATGACTACAGACTCCAAAGAAAGACTGCGCAAGATGCTGGACATATTGGACGACGATTA